CCAGCCCAGGGACCGGACGGGCCGCTCGCAGCCTTCCACGCCGCAAGGCTGGCCTGCGTACTTGCTGACCCGTCGCTGGCTGAACTGGGGTTCTGCACCGCCGGGATCACCGTGGCGCTTCACACGCATGTAGTGCGTGAGGCAGTATCCGAGCGAGTGCGCGGGTTTCTCGCAGCCCTCTACTGAGCAGTCAGTGCCGGCGTTGACGGTCCGGACCCGGCCGGTGCCGCCGGTACGCATCACGCGCAGCAGGTGCGTCCGGCAGTACCCGTGCGCGTGCGTGTCGGCCTCACAGCCGGGAACCCTGCACACCGGATCCTGCCGGGTGCGCGGCTGCAGCTCCGTGGGCTTCCTGCCCTGCATGACCTGCTTGTAGTGGGCCTGGCAGTAGCCGCGCGCCCAGTGGACACGATCGCAGCCGCTGAAGCTGCAAGTACGCCTAATATTGCTCATAGCTGGCACCCTCCCTGAAGGGTTCTGGCAGAGAGCGAGTAGGAGGGTCTTCCTGCTCGCTCTCACCATTGTATCAGCTTTTGAAGCCTGACACAACCAGCTAGACATATCTTGAGCGTATCCTTCAGAGAGTTTTCTCGTCCACCTGTTTTCGCAGGTCAGGTAGCTGCGCCCTGGTACATCTTAATCGCGCCCGTGCGATCGACTAGGGTACCGTCGCCCCTGAGAATCGCCCGAAACGTCACGAGATCGCTTCCGAAAGCAAAATCGTCCGACCGCTCGAACCTGACTCCGCCGACGAGCCTCACGAAATACTGCGAGAAGTCGCCGAATGCGATGGACTTGGACGCGACTGCCATTGCTGGCATAAACGGATCGGCCACCAGTGGCTTTCCGAGGAGAAGGTCAGGAGAACCAAGAACCGCAGACGGCTCCCAGATCGGCCGGCCCACCGTGTCGGTGATTTTCCGGAACCCGCCTATGGTCTTATCAGCAGCGAGCCAGTAGCATGACCTGCTTTGCCGATAGGGAGCTATGACCGAATATTCCAGGTCTACGAGGTTCGCATAGGACGGTGCCCCGGAAACGCCGGTGACCGACCCGGTGACGCCGACCGTAGCCGTGTTGACCAGGCCCGCAGGCTGGCCGGTGCCGGTTCCGTTAACCAGGTCATTGCCGAATGCATTGCCCAGGGCGCGCCCTGCCTGCATCGCTAGATAACCGAGCAAATCAACGGCCGTATCGTCAATTAGCTCACGTGCTACCTGAAGTAGCACACCGTATTTGAACGCAGACAATGGCTGCATTCCGAACGACGGATCGGATGTCGGCAATGACGCTGCCTGGGCCGCGGATGCGGCGGTGGAATGGGCGGTGGTCTTGGGGACCTGCAATGTCTCGCCGCCGCCCGTGTTAAGGACGGTAGGACCGCATTGCATAATTCCTGACACCTCTATAAGGTGGGCTATCAGCATATCGTAGAAGTCGATCGGGATGATTGACGATGCCGTCCCGCCGGTTCCCGCGGTCAGGACCCGGTAGTTGATCGGCCCCAGTTCGGGTGCCCGGCGGACTTCGAGGGCGCGCCCGGCACCGTCATCGCCCCGCGCCCACTTGCGGACCTCCTCCAGCATCCGGGAGCCGCCCGCAGTGACGGCGGCCTGGCCGGCGGCCGGCTTCTTGCCGGAGAGGGCGTCGAACGCGTCGTCCGCGTCCTTGGCGCGCTTCTCCGTATCAAGAACGGCCCTGATCCTCGTGTCGAGCTTCTGCATTTCCTCTTGGAGCGCATCCCACCTCCCCTGCTCCTCTTCCCCCAAAGCTCGATTTTCTTCCGCCGCCTTTTCAGCTATCCCTTTGGCCTCTTCCCACACACTGAGCCTGCGGTCTCGCAACCGCTTCGCGACCTCAGAAGGCATCTTCTTTCCCTTTCGTCTCGTGCCTTCTGCACCTGCGCCGGCTCCGTCCGTGGTCAGCTACGGCCCCTCAGCGCGCTTGCCTGTACTGAACTATGGTGTTACTCCTCGTCCGCCCACGGGTCCTCGGTATTGGCCTGCAAGGTCAGCAATGCCTGGGCGCCCGTGAGCACGGGCCTCTTCGGCGGCTTGAGCCGCTGGTCGGACTTCGGCTTCCAGCCATCGGCATCGCGGTACTTCCGGAAGAACTCCATCGCCCGGCCCTCGTTCAGCCGGCACCGGACCTCCTCCACGTCCGCCTGCACCCAGTCCGCCAGCGACTGCACCGCGCCGTTCAGCGCCCGGGCGCCCGCGGTAGCGTCCGGGTACGCCGGGTCGAGGACGGGCGCCACATCGACCAGCTGGACGGACAAGAGGGTGCGCATCGGGTAGTTGAACTCCGACACGCCCCACTCATCGCCGCCCGGGAAGACCCGGAACGCGAAGGACGAGTGCCGGATGTCGCCGCGCTGGACGTACTCCAGGACGTCGCTGCGGGACTTCGGCGGCTCCACCTCGTACGCCAGGCCGGTGTTGTCGGTGGCCAGCCGCAGCGTCCGCGCGTAGGTGGTGCCGAGGAGCTGGTCGTCGCGGTGGTTGTACCGGCACACGACATCGGGCCAGCCGGCCGTTTTGGCCTCATTGAACGCGACCGGGTCGACCTGCTCCACGAACCCGCCCAGCTTGCGCGACAATTTCCCGAACGCCGCCGCGTACCCGTAGATGAACGACGGGCCGTGCTCGCTGTCCTGGCGTATTTCTGGCGGGAACCTCGTGAACCGGCGCTCGTCGAACTCCCCCATAGGCTCTACCAGGCCGAACGCGGCGCGGTTATCACCGGAGACGGATATTCCGAAGCGACGGCAAGCCGCCAAAATCTTCGGCATCGCCTTTGATCCGTAGGGTGACTGCGGAGCGCGAGCGAGTGCATTCCTAGCATGAGCTTCGTCGTGCACGGGAAAGTGCCGCTTAGAGCGAGGAATCGTTTTCCCGCTCGAATCTTTCTCTCCGGGCTCGACGTATGCGAAAGCAGAGTCGGGCAAGTCGTTAGTTGCCTGAGTGGACAAAACCGCCCGCTGATCAGAACTGGGTCCGGTCATTGTGAACCTCCACATATACTGGTGCTATGGGCGGACATCCAGAAGTAATCCCTGGTAAAACGTGCGTTAACTGCGGAAAACCGATTCCATGGCGCAGAAGTCAGGTAGCTCGTGATCGCGCGAAGTACTGCAGTGAGGCGTGCCGCCTGACCAGGAGCGAGTTCATACCCGGCAAGCAATGCCTGCAGTGCGATGGCCCCATCAAGTGGATCGGGGGCCTGAAGGACCGTAAAGCCAGGCAGTTCTGCGGCACGGCGTGCGCGTCCGAGTATCAGAAACAGCATCCGACCAGGCCACGCTATGAACGCCTGACCGCACCGTGTGCCAACTGCAGCAAGCCAACTGAGTACTTGCCATCGCAAATCGGCCCGACCCGGCCTAACCGCCCGTCGAAGAAGCTGACCGAGGAAATCCTGGCCGAGTGCCGTCGCCGGAACGATGCCGGGGAAACACAGTCTGCCCTGGCCCGAGAGTTCGGGGTCAGCCTCGCCAGCATGAGCATCGGGATCCGGTTCGGTCCCCTGGGTGATCCTAGGGGCACCCCGATTTACTGCAGCACGAAATGCAGTGAGCAAGCGCAAGCCAAGGCCGTGAGCACCTGGCGCCCGAGTAACGGCATGTATGGTTCCGACGTCTCGTTCCGGAACGCAGTACGGACCTGCTTCCTTGACCAGTGCTCGCTGTGCGGCTGGGACGAAGCCTCCTGTGACGTAGCGCATATCATCCCGCGCTCGGCAGGCGGAGCCCACACCTTGGATAACGTGACGATGCTGTGCCCGAACTGCCATCGGGTGTTCGACTGCGGTCTGATCCCGGTAGAAGAGGTCCAGGCGGCGCGATACAGCGTCTTGATCCCGGACAACGAACGCATGACGCAACGAGCATGGAAGGCGGCCCGGAAAGGCCGGAACGGCACCGGTCCCGTACCGGCGGACCTGGAGTGGGGCACCCTGGAAAGCCTGGAAGGCGACTGACATCAGCCGTCACCCCCGTGATGACCGTTCCCGTTAGAGCTGAGCACCAGGTCCCGCTTGGACGGGATCCAGGCGCCGACGTACTCCGGGCCGTTCTCCCGGCGCGCCGCCGTGGCCCGCTGCTGTGCCCGCCGGGCCTCCAGGAACCGCCAGATGAGTTCGGCGTCCTCGCGTTCCTCGCGGCTGCCGTAGTTCCGCTGGGATCCGATGATCTGGCCGAGCATCTGCTCCGCGGACGGCACGGTCGGGTTCGGCGTCGGGGTCTCCGGGGCGAGGCCCTGCTTGGCCAGGTCTTCCAGCTTGTCGGCGGCCAGGTCCATCTCCAGCGAGATCTGGGGCTCCATGGTCTTCGGGATGCCCCGGATGCTCCTGGCCATGGCAACCATGACCTCCAGGGGGATGTTCTCGTTTCCCGCCCCGCCCGGCAGCGGCTCCAGGTCCTCCTGGTCGCGCATCTCATCGATCGAGCGCAGGCCCATGTTGCGCTGGATCTGGTAGATGTCGGTGCGCGTCTTCAGGTCGGTTTTCAGCAGGGCATCGCTGTTGAACCTGCAGTACCGGTTGGACGGCAGCAGCTGGAAGAACGCGGTCTCCAGCCGCACGAGCCACGGACGCAGCGCCTCGATCACCTGAAGCGTAGATTGTTCAACAGTATTGTAGGTCAATGAGTCCCCGCGAGTCCCGCCGATGCGGTCGGGCGGCAGGTTGAGCACCGAGGCGATCTGCGTGGCGTTCATGCGGAGCGCTTCAATAAATTGAGCCTCAGAAGGCGGCACGACTACTGGTTTGTAATCCCAGTCACGCCCGTATACAAGCGGCTCACGGCGGCGCATCGCGGTCACGAGCGTCGCCCGGATCTCGGTGGCCTGCTCCTCGGTAATTTCTAGCTCATTATTCTGGAACGTTCCAGGTGGGAATCCTCCGCTCAAATACCAGTCCGTACCGTAACGCTCGGCCTCCAGGCCCGACAGGATGGTCAGCGCGAACGCCCGCAGCGGGGAAATGCCCTCCACCTGGCCGGCCAGGCCGAACGCCTTGACGTGGAACAGCTCGGAGCGGTCCATCAGCCGGCCGTAGACATAGATCCGGGTCCGCTGGGTGTTCCACGGCTGCTGCTCGTCCCGCTGCACCGACACGTCCTCGGGCGGGATCCACTCAATCCCGGTGGGCAGCCCGTAGCCATCCCGCCCGGTGATGTAGCCCCACGCGTTGCCCTGCAGCAGCAGCGAGGCCATCGCCGTGAACAGCCAGTCGAAGATGGTCCCGTCCGCGCTGGGCGCGTCGAAAATGGACGGGCCGAAATACCGCCGCACCCGCTGCTCACGGGGACCGGGCTTCAGGTAGAGCTTCAGCGGCAGCGAGGCGCACGAGGACGCCAGCAGGCTGACCCCGGAGTACAGGGCCGGCAATGCCAGCGCCCGCTCCGTGCCGAAAAAGGCGCGCGAAGGGTGTACAGGCCCACCAGTATCAAAACGCCTAACCAGTAAGGACTGTCCCAAGGGCGCCAAGGCAGCCCGCCTATAACACGTGTCTCAGCACGGCTTGACTGGATCCTCTCGATGAGTCCCATACTCCCGTATCACCTCCCCCGCACGCGGATTGAGGGGAAGGGGTGCACGGAAGAACCGCTGGCGCGGCCGGCGATGCGCTCGATGGTCTCCACGGACCTGGAGACTCTCCCCTGCGGTCGGACGGGTGAACCCCGCTCCGTTCCGGCCTGGGGGTACAGCTAACGCAAGGTTACGCCTTGTTCAGTAACTCGTGCCAGCCTGGTCACCGGCATTTTCCGTGCTCGTGGCCGTCACGGCTCCACGGTGACGTCGCTGACCGGCAGGGTGACCGTGCCGCTGCCATCGGTGTAGGACAGCTCGCGGGTCTCGGCGACAGCCGCCGCAACCTGGTCGGCCTGACCGGTGTCCGCGCACGCCAGCCGGATGACCACCGCGGCCACGTTAGTTGTTGACGGTAATCCCGCCGACGTCGACCTCGTAGGTGTCATTGGAGATCGTGATGCTGCCGGTCTCCCGGAGCGCCCGCGCGGTTGCCTCGGCCTGCTCCACGGTCTCGGTCGGGATAGTCACGCTCACTGACGGCATCTCATGCCTCCATCTCGTCCAGTTCTATGAGGGCAGCCTGCGCCCACGCCAGCCGGGCGTCAATCTCCCCCCAGGACATCGAGCCGGCAGGCGGCCCGTACCGCTCGTGCAGTTCCCGGCACTGCGCGGCGTACCGGCGGGATTCGGCCCGGACCCGGCGGCGGTGCTCCGCGTAGGCGGCCACCCAAGCGTCCAGCGCCGGATCGGGCTGCGGCGGCTCGCAGCTGGCACCGGGCAGGCGAGACGGCGGAACCTGGGTCATACTGAAGGCTAGCCGCTGCGGCCCGGTGCCCGCGGAGCCGGCGGCCATCCCCGGCACGTAGGAGGAGAGATGGCCGACGACAAGACCCCGAAGACCGACCTGGACGCGCACGACGACGGTGCCCCGGACATGAGCCCGGCCGGGCACCTGGCGATGGCCAAGGCCCACATGAGCGCCGCCGGCGACCACATGGACGCCATGGAGGACGGCATGGAACCCGGCGGGGACGGGGGACGTTCCGCCCCGGCCGGCTCGGCGCAGCAGCGGTCATTCCGGTACCCGGCCGGGTCCGGCGCGGCCCGGGCACTGCGCCAGGCAACCCGGGGCCGCCAGGGATAAGTCGTCTTCCAGCACCGCGCCGGTCACGTACGGCCGGTGCCGGGCCAGGTCGTCCAGGATGGCGTGCAGGCGCTCGTCCCCGGTCGCGTCATCCAGCTCCACGATCAGCCTCATGGTCCTTATTATCCAGGTCGCTTGGCTTTCCCGTTGGCTCCCAGCCGTGTTCTTTTCCCTCCAGCACGCGGAACTGCTTGGTGGCGACGTCGTGGGTCAGCGGCCTGCCGCCCGGGTTGACGACGTGGCCGGTCTCGGTGTTGATGACGTGGAACCGGCCCTCGTGCCCGGGATAGGGCCGGACGGCGTACGGCATCATGTACCTCCTATGCCCGGGCCGCGCTGGCCGGCTGCGGCTGGGACGGTGCCCGGGGCGGCGGCGGGATAACCAGGCGGCCCTGCCGGTAGCCGTACCGGACGGCGCCGGCCATGAACCCGAGGATGCTCATGACCGCCCCGATTCCCCAGCCGATGGCGAAGCACACCGCGCCGATAACGGTGAGCACGACGTGGCCGGGAACCCGGCCTTCCTGCTCCTCCGGCGGCGGCACCCGGTCGGCCTGGATCCGTTCGGTCAGCGGGTGCTCGCTCAAAGTAGTCATAAGTTTCTTCCGTCCTCGCGTGGGGTAACCGCCCCGCGCTGACCTGTAAGAAGGACACGGGCCGCTATAACTTCCCGGACGGCGCCCAGTCGCGCGGGTTGCCCGTCTCCGCGGGAGCCTCCGCGACAGCCGCCGCGGGCGCCGCGCGCTCGTCTGTCCAGTACACCCGGGAGTCGTACTCGGCCGCCCACATCGCGGCGGTCTCAGCGTCCGGCGGCGTTTCCGCTTCCACCTGGCTCTGCGGTTTCCCCGGTGGCCGTTCCCCCGCCGTGGTCGCGGGCGCGGGCTCTGCTGCTTCCCTGTGCCTGGGCGGCATGGTCTCCTCCTGCTGGCTGGTCTGGTTCCGGCGCCGGGACCGGCACCGGGGGCGGCAGTACTGCCATCGTCGCGATCTGGGGCAGGCCCCGGGCCAGGGCGGCGACATCCCAGGGGGCGCGCGGGTCGGCCGCGATCAGGTCGTGCTCGGCCACCACGGCGGTCTCGGCCCGCGGGCCGGCGGCCGGCGTCTTGTCCTGTTTCCCGGTCATGGCTGCCTACCTCACGCTGGCCGCGGGATTATAATTGCGTCTCTTATGGTTCAGCGCCCACAGCGCGTTCGTGCCGGCGCTGACCGGGGTGATGTCGGAGGCCGAGTCGCGGCGGGACCAGGCCCGGCCGCCGTCGCCGACGTCGCGGGTCTCGGCGCTGGCCACCGAGGACCACAGCCCGGGGGCCAGGTCCCGGCCCAGGTGGATGAGCCGGCCATCCTCCGGCGGCTTGCGCACGGTGGTGACCAGGTAGGCGAACGCGGCGGCCTCGTCCGCGCTGGACATCTTCAGCACCTCGATGCCGGCGTTCTCCGCGGTGTCGATCAGCCCGGCGGCCGGGCCGTTGCGGGGGATGGCGATGGCGTCCGGGCGCCAGGTGCGGCGCAGTGCCAGCAGCTGCGGGATGATCCAGTTCGTGCCCTCCCGGTGGCAGCCGCGGGGGATCTCGATCACCGGGCGGCGGATCTCGCCCGGTACGGCGCGGTACCAGCAGGAGGCAATCGACGCGCTGATCATGTCCGGGTCGACGTCGACAGAGAACGCGACCGGGCGCACCGCGCCGCCGGGGTCGTTCACCGCGCAGGCGGCCCAGGCTTCCTCGCTGATGACGGCCCAGGCCTCGTCGCCGCCGGGCCAGTCTCCCACGCCCAGCCGCTCGCGATCGAAGGTGGCCATGGTCATGGCGTTCATCTCGTCCCGGACGTGATCGACGCTGATCCGGACGCCGAGCGCCGGGTTGGCCTTGCCCCAGGTCCGCGGATCGTCGCGGTCGTCGTGCAGGTCGCAGACCACGTACCGGTTGGCGCGCCGGCCGCGGATCTCGTCCCGCGGGCAGGTGTCGGTGTGCGGGTTGACGGACCACTCGGCGCCCATGATCCGGGGGTCGCGGGCCAGCACCCGGCGGCGCACCGAGGCGAGCTGGACCGAGTCCCGGTAGCCGGCGGAGGCGGTGTAGATGACCTGCGGGTTCGGCACCGCGGACAGGGTCGGTAGCGACGCCCCGACCACCTCGTCACTCAAGATCATTGCTTCATCATAAACAACACAGTCCGCGGTAAAAGCGCGGCCGGAGCCCCGGGACCGGGCCAGGAACCGCAGCCGGGCGGCGACGTTGCGGCGGATCCGCCTGCCGCCGGAGCCGAAGATCAGGGTGGTAGCGGGCCGCAGCTCGATGGCCTCATCCCCGTGGGAGGTGGTCACCGACTTGACCCGGCGGCGCAGCTCGTCGTACCCGGTGACCGCGTCCCGGACCCGCCGGAAATGCTCGGCGGCGGCCTTGAACTCGTGCGCGGTGT